CTGCTATTGAATTTACCATAACCCCTGTTTTACCAAGTGGAATAGAATTGTCAGCATCAACCGGTATTATTTCAGGGACACCAACTAGTTTATCGGGCGTCACTTCATATACGATTAATATATCGGGGAATGATGAAGAAAGAACAGCCGATATTTCGTTAAGTGTCATTGAAATTTAATTATGAACCAGCAATTTATAGTTTTAAACAAGGTATTATATCATTGTATGGAAATAAAATGAAATCAATTAATTTATTAGCCGAAAATGGAAACTGTTATTTTTACACCATTGGATATTTTAAATATCAAATGGTGTAAAAAATAAGGTAACTGCGAGGATTGAACTCGCGATCTTCGGTTTACAAGACCGACGCCTTACCGCTTGGCCAAGTCACCTATTATTAATATTAATATTTATATTTATATTTATATTTATATTTATATTTATATATATATAATGTCCTGTAATTGTGATTATAGTAATTCTAATAATATGTCTTGTATTACTTGTACTAATGGGGAATCTGCAATTGGAAAAGCCAATATCAATCAAAAACGCATCTGGAATCAAGTTCGTGTTCCAGCATCAATGTATTTAATGAATATGGGAGCATTAACAAGCGCATCTAGTCGTATTAAAAATGGAAATAATGTAAACTGGAATCAATCAAGCGATCAAGTTTTAGCAGCAACCCAAACCCTTGTTCATCCGACTCACGGGAATTCACTTAAAAGAACATTAACTAGTCATCGTCCTGGTGCAGCTTCGCCCGGCGGTAAAGGCGTTGATGTAAAACACGATTCTTATGCTCGCTATTTAAATCGTAAAAAAGCAACTAATTTTAAAACCCAAACATCTAATATTGCCACTACACCATTGTATGGAAATAAAACGAAATCAATTAATTTATTAGCCGAATCTGGAAACTGCTGTTCTTAAAATAATTATTTTATATTATTATTATTATTTTATATTATTATTATTTATATAAAATGCCGATGGTTTTTACATACAATAAAATAAAATCTTCCCCACAGGTTCAACAACAGTATAGTTCAAACCAACCTACACGTTTTAGAACATTAAATATATCTAGAGGCGCTAACATTAATTCATCACAAATGAATTCAATTATACATAATAGAGGAAACACTTGTTCATCTTGTGGAAATTAAGAATGAGATCTTAATTATTTAATTAGTAATATAATTAGTAATATAATTAGTAATATAATTATTAAACCGAATAATTATATATATATATACCACAATATAATGGACAGTATTAATTTAAATAGCGATTCTTACACAAATACTGAAATTGAAAAATTACTTCATTTAAGCTCGCCATATAGTTTATCTGATATAATCGTTTCAAAGGAAAACCTAATTCATAATTTTGGTACTATGAAGGGAAGTATAAATAATGATCAAAAACACAAAAATCTTATTTCTTTTATAGAAACAATTTCGGGACGTTTGCAAAATAACCACAATATATTAGGCAATATTGATAATAGTTATAGTAATAATACCAGAGTTATAGAACAAGGAAGTAATTTTATAATAGAAAATCCCGATGTTAGTATAGGAAAAAACGCAAAATTTGAAGAAGGCCGTATTACTTTAGATTCAAAAAGTGCTCCGCCTGGTAAGTTGAATCCAATTAATGTACGTACAGTTACACAAGCTATCAGTATTGACTCTAGATTTCGTCCCAATTATAGTATAACTAAATCTACAAATTTTGATATTACGCTGCCGTCTATTCAAAAAAATGTCGTAAATATGCGTGTTGCGTCTATTGAATTGCCAACAACTTATTACGCTGTTTCTGCTTATAACGGAAATTCAACTTGTCTTATTGAGGATTTAAGTAATAATGGACATGGTTGGCTTCTTACTTTACCGGATGGGAATTATGAACAATTATGGGCTAAAAATAGTAATGCTGCTGATATTTCTACCGCGATGAATACTGCCATCTTAAATGCATCACCTGTTACTATAAATACAACTGGAAAGACAGGCACATCTAGTGTTGTAAGTAATTTAACCGCGAATGATTTAACCTTTATATTAGATCAAGTGAGTGGAAAATCAAAATTTGATGTTAGTGGTGGTGGTGTATTGGATCCATCTGGAATAAAAATTCATTTTAATGTAAATGAAAATGGTATTATAGATAATAATACAAATCTACAGATGCGTTTAGGGTGGCAATTAGGTTACCGTAAGGCCGAATATACAGCTACACCTAGCACACAAGCCATATCTGAAGGAATTTGTTTGGTATGTGGTCCCAGATATGGTTTCATATCAATTGACGATCGTCAAAAAAATACAGGGCCAGCTTATATGGTAGCCTATGCCAATTCTATATTACAAAATAATATTATTACGCGTATTAATCTCGCAGAATTACAAGCTGATTCAGGTGTGTATCAAAGCACGAGTGATCCTGGTCTAACAACCCAATTAAATAGAACGCGCGAATATTTTGGACCGGTTGATATACAGCGATTGCATATCGCTCTTTATGATGAATTTGGGCGTATTATTGATTTAAATAATATGGACTGGTCTATTACACTCGCGTTTGAGTTGCTATATAATTAAAAAATAGTGAGTATAATATTCGTATTCTAATTTTTATTCTAATTTGCTATAAAATTCTTGTACTTTTTTATTGACCTTTATTTTTTGAGGGTCAAAAGCGGTCAAATATAAACCTTCCAAACTTTTAATACGCGACAAGGCAACATAAGTTTGCCCGCATTCAAATATACTACTACCTGCATCAATTTGCGCCATATCTAACGACATCCCTTGTGATTTGTGGATCGTCACAGCCCAAGCATAAATCAGAGGTATTTGTTTTACGCCAATAGATGCATTGGTTTCACTACTCCATGTATGGTATTGGATAATTCTCTTATATCCATTTGTAAACTGGACTAAGGGCAACCCATTACTTACAAAATCAACAATAACGCCTTGACTGCCGTTCACGAGTGGTTCAGCACTTTCCATATCAATGTTGGCAATACACATTACTTGCGCACCAACTTTTAATAAAATTTCTTTTTCCGCCATTATATTATTCACCATATAAGTGTATTCCATTTCACGTTGCTCAACTGAACTATGACTACTGCTATTATATGTTTTTTTTAAATCCTCCGGTAGCATTTCAACACGTTGCAGTGAATACTTCTTTTCATTGCTCGTTAATTTCGCCATTTCGGCCATATTAATTACTTCCACATCCTTTTTACGTGGTAATAATATCGTGGGTTTAAATGTATCAGGCATTGTTTTATTGAGTTGTCGGCTTAAAATATCAAATGATGATTTACTTAATTTGCCTATTCTTATACGGTTTAATATACTTGTATAGACATCATCTGTTTGACGAAATATTTTTTTCAATTGTATAACAACGTCAATCGTTGATTCCCATAAAGGACTCTCAAAACAAAAGGCCGATGCTGCTGAATCGTCGTATTCATAACCGTATCCACCACCACCAATGGATAACGATATACTATTTGATGATGATGATGATACTGGCGGCAATTGATAAAAATCACCTGAAAATACAATTTGTATACCACCAAATGGAAGATGCGACTTTTGTTTACGCACCCCACGTGCAATCCCGTCTAAAATTTCAAATATTTTTTGCGACATCATACTGACCTCATCTATAATCAAAATATCTACCTTTTTCCAATTATGAGTTTTTTTTTTATTCGCAATAATACGTTTAATCACCAAATCTGCTGGTCCGTTTGCTAATCCAATACCTGCCCAAGAATGTACGGTTTTTGCTTGACAATTCAGTAACACGGCCGCACAACCGGTTAATGCACATACTTGAATATTTTTACCACTTGCTTTACTAGTTTCTACCATTTTTTTAATAAGTGCTGTTTTTCCCGAACCACCTGGTCCTGTTAATAATAGATTAACACCATTATTAAACGCTGTTAATGCCTGTTCTTGTTCTTCCGATAATATTATACTGGTCATTTTATAATATAATATAATCTAGTGGTGTTATTATATTGATTGATTATTTGTTATTGTTTCAATTTTTAAGTTATTCTTTTATTTTTTTATCTGTTTCTATGTCATCATAATTTGGTGGAAGCTGTTTTTCATTATAATTTGTATTGGGTTGAGGATACTCTTGTAAAACAGGTTGTCTTTCTCTTATGTTTCCTTCCGTTATGCTATTATAGGTGTCTTCTCTTAAAATCACATATTTACTTCCACGTTCATTTTCAGCTTCTTCTCTTTTAATACAGTGGTTATTTATAATAAAAATAGAACCACAAACACATATCGTAGTTAGGGCTGGTATTAAAAAACCAGGCACTATCATAATAATACTTTTATACTAGTTATATATTTAAATATAATATATTATAAAATTGATTATCTATCATTCTTTATGTATCATTCTTAAATTAGTGTAATTAGTATACATATCATACAATGCATACTTGTCTATATTGCCATCGTGAATATCAACGAAAAGTATATTTTGAACGACACGTTACTGCGTGCCAATTTTTATCAAAATCAAACAAAGATCGTCAACTAGATTTGGAAGAAACGTCCGATACACCTAGCATACGTGACTTGTATAAAATTATAATGGAACTCGCTAGTAAATGTAGTCAATTAGAAGAACAAATGAAAGAAGTTACTAAATGGACAAATATTAAAAAACAAAAACTTAATATTATTAATTGGTTAAATGAAAATAAAATACATCATCTATCTCCATCACAACATAGTAGTGAAATCAATAATAATGGTTGTATTTACTTTAATGATTTATTAAATACAATAAAAATATCACAAGATGATCTAAATGTGTTGTTTGAAACGGATTATACCGGCGGAGTTATGCATATTTTGAAAAGACATTTAACTAATAGTGATACTAATAGTGATAATTGGTCACCTTTGTATGCGTTTACATCAAAGGTAAATACCTTATATGTTTATATAGAAAATGAAATAGACAACAAACGCGAATGGGTTTTATGTAGTAATGATTATTATACTAAATTAATGCATTTACTAGACAAACAATTTATGGGTGCCTTTATTCAATGGCAAAATGAAAATAAACATAAAGGTTCATCTGATGATTTTGCTTTACTTTATTCAAAAAATATTAAAAAAATAATGGGTGGACAATTTACACGTGAACAATTATACTCACGTATAAAAAAAGAAATCTATAATTACATTCAGCGTGACCCCCCTAATATTTTAGAATATGAGATTTCTTATTAAATTAATCATTTACGAACGACGTGATTTCATTTTTTTGCATTTTTTAACTTGTTTATATTTGAGTTTACGTGTTTTTCGTCCACCGGCGGGTGCGGGTGCGGCGGCTACAACGGGTGCGGGTGTGGGTACGGCTGTTTTTAGTGGTGAGT